ACCAAGGGGCTCAACGCGCTGAAGGCTTCCTGACCGCGTTTGGCATGGCCTACAAGGACTACGAAGCTCCCTACGCCTATCTGATCGCTTCCCCGGCGACCATCGCCTCTCTCCGTTCAGCCAACCTGGTTGATCAGACGCGTGTCGTGGACGGTCAAGTTGAGTTCGAGACCATCTTCCAAGGTAAGTTCCGTCTGATCACGACTCGCGCTACGCAGTCGATGAGCTCCGCTGAACTGACGAAGGTCAACACTGGCGCTGGTGTCGATATCGTGGGTACCAAGACTTCCTTCATTGTGCTTCCGGGCGCTATGGCGATGGAATCTCTGATGGTCCCCGACGACGTTGAAATCACTCGTGACGGCAACGCCTACAAGGGCGGTGGTCTGACCTCGGTCTGGCATCGCTGGGGCTACGTTGTCGCTCCTGCCGGTTACGACTGGATCGGTTCTGAAGACGAGTTTGCTTCGAACGCTGCCTACACGGGCATCGTTGAAAGCGGCACTCCCGGTACGCTGGTCGGTGCTACCACGATCGCTAATGTTCGTGGTACCTGGAACCGCAAGACGGCCTCAGCTCTGTCGCTGGGCATCCTGCCGGTCTTCCACTCGTAAGAGGAGTGATCACTCATGGCCCTAGTCAAAGGTGTTAACTCCTACAACACAGTCGCTGAGGCTGATGCGTACTTTGCGTATCGTCTTGACGCTGCTGCCTGGGACACTGCCACAAATTCTCTCAAAGAGAAGGCGTTGGTGACTGGCGCCCAGATCATGGATGACATGACCTGGGAAAGCCACGCTGTGAGTGCCTCACAAACTCTCGCATTTCCTCAAGTCGGAAGCTACTTCGACCCAAAGCTTGGAGTTCTCGTCAGCTTGTCTGGTGATACTCCTAAGCGGGTTTTGGAAGCTCATTTGGAAATTGCGTACCATCTGCTCAACAACGATGGTCTGCTTGATGACACTGGTGGTGTCTCGGACCTCACTCTTGGTCCGCTCACCCTCAATAACGTTCGAAACGCCTCTCGTATCCCCTTCTTTGTGAAACAGCGCCTTGCACCTCTCCTTGAGAACGGTGGGCGAAACACCTGGTGGAGGGCGAACTAGTGAGCTATCGAGCACTCATCAACACCCAAGTCCGTCGAGCATTTCGTCTCGCAAAAGACCTAGCTGTGGATGGGTTACTCACAAAGCAATCCGCTGCAGCATTCGACTTCGATACAGCCACTGTGTCCACTACTTCTTCAGACCCGATACCCACAAAGGTGTTGGATCTTGAAGAAGTCAAGACTCCCAGAGATTCTGGGATAGTGTCCAAGATCATCATTTGTCAGCTGGAAGAGGTTGGGACATTCAGTTCCTACTCTGGCATTTCTTTTGGTGGTTTTGACTGGAAATTCGGAGATCCGATTAAGAGTGACGGCAGCATCGTCATCACGAAAGTTTTCAGAGGGGTGAGTGCTAATGAATAAGTACGCCGCTCTGCAACGTGACATCTTCTCAGTCTTCAAGACGCAGTCGTGGCTTTCCCAGGGAGTTCAAACCCTTCCTTGGAATTTCACGCCAGCTACCTTTTCCGAATCCTACATTCGGCTCAGTATCATTCCTGGTCACTCTAGGATTAATACTGCTTCATCTTCAGGTGTCCTGATCGTGGACATATTTGTCGCCGCTGGTGCGGGCCCAAGTCCGACCAGTGTTATTGCTGACAAGCTTGATACTTACTTGGTGGGTCAGTCTATCAGTGGTGCACCTGGAACGGTCACTCAGTTCCCCGAGGGGAGTTCACTCAAACACTTGAGCGCTGATAAGGCCAGTCCCACTTTGCTACGATCAAGTTACACCATCCCCTTCAAACACTTTGGAGTGTTACAATGACTCATATTACTTCGATCTCAGCCGGTATGTTCTCGGACTTGTCCGTCTCCATGCCGACCGCTGATGTGGCTACCGCCACCCTGGAAGCTCTCAACTCCGCTGCCGGCTTCACGCCCTACTTCGCGACGGAAATTGAAGCTATCGGTGGTACTCGCGGTGCGAACACCTTCGTTCGTGTCAAAAACGTTCGTGAATTCCCTGCCATGGGCGTTCCCGCCAACATTGTCAACGTCCCGACCTACGGAAAGGCCTCGTCCTCGCAGGTTCAAGGCCAATCCGACAACCCGAACCTGGAAGTGACTCTGAACTTCCTTCCGTCCACCTGGGCGAAGGAAGCCGGTAACCTCCTGGGTAACATGGTTGGCGACAGTGTCATGCGTCTGTGGCGTTTCTCGCTGCTGACCGCGAAGCCCACCCTGACCACCACTGCTCAGTACGCTTCCACGACCGCTGGTCTGGGCAGTGTTCCGAACAGCCAATGGTTCTTCCTTGGGAAGCTTGAGGCTCTGCAGTTCAATCCGCAGCTGACCGACGCCAATACGGCCACGATCACGCTCTCGCAGCAATCGGAACTGTTCGGCGCTTACACCAGCACCTAAGTTGATTTGAGAGGGGACTTGGCTGCGCGCCTCAGTCTTAAACGACACACCGCTGCCCTCTCACTTCTTCTCACAGACAAAGAAGACCAAATGGACATCGAAACCCAAAAGCCTTTCAGCATGGGTTACGTCCTTCGAGTTACGGCTAAGCATCAGCGCAAAAGCGTTGACATTAGCATTCGTAAAACGTTTGAACGCCTTGCTGAATTTATCGGAGATGAGGAAAAGTCCCAAGAGATTTTTCGCACACTGGCACATCTCCACGCCATGAGGAAGCAAATTGATGACTTCCTACAATCTATTCCCCTTGATCAATAGGAACTGAAATGACCGACCAACCGACCCCGACTCCGACCGCTGAAACCCCTAAGACGGGCATGCTGGCTTTCCTCGGAACGCGCATGACCAAAGAAGTGCCCTTCATGGGTCAGAAGCTGAAGATCTCAAAGCTCTCCGTGGCTGAGGTCGTCAAGATTCAAGAGACCGCCAAGGACCTCGAAAACCACAATGAAGCGGGTCTCGAAATGCTCCGTGTGGTCATTGCCATGTCTGCTGAAAACGGCAGTCAGCTGACCGACGAGCACTACCGCAGCTTCCCCATGGACGAGCTGAATAAGCTCTCCACTGCGATCATGGAATTCTCCGGCATCAATCAAGGGAGCGACGCCGACGGCACAAAGGGAAAATAACCCTGTCCGACGAGGCCCTCCTTATTTACGAGATAGCCTTTCACTTGAAGATGCCTGTTTATAAACTTACCGCAGAAATGCCGTATCAAGAGTTTCTAAGCTGGGTGGCTTATTTTGAAAGGCGTCCCGTGGACTGGAGAGACGACGATCGGACGTTCAAATACTTGCAAACGCAAGGCGTCAAGGAAAAGCCCTGGGCGATTTTCCCGTCACTTCAACCGATCTACAATGGAGCATCTATCAGTAATCTAAATCTGGAAGATGGTCAGATTGGTGATGCGAATGCCTTCCGTGGATCTTTGGTGTACAATAAACTCTTGGCTGCAACAGGAGGCGACACGATACCGCTATGACATCACGTCTTAAAGGTAACCTTCTGCAAGAGTTTCAGGTCAAGGCTGACTCTGCAAAAGACCGCAAAGTAGAAGAACTGTTGTATGCTCTTGCAGAAGCAACACCGGTGGATACTGGTGAAGCAATGAGAGGCTGGCACAGAGAAGGTAACTCTATCGTGAATAACGTGGAGCACATCGAGAATCTGAATGACGGTACGTCTCAGCAAGCGCCTGCACACTTCATCGAATCTACTCTACTGTCACAGCCGGGCGTAAGCTCTAGCGGAACAATAGTGCGGTCTAAATGACTCGCGAGCCCCTAGGTATTTCAGCCTAGGGGCTCTAAAATCAAAAGGAGAACTCAATGTCCGGAGTCGTTATTGACGTCGAGGCAAAAGGGACTAGCTCCACGCAGCAGGAATTGGCCAAACTCAATCGTAGTTTGATTGATATGGTCAACAACTCGAACAAATCGAAGGTTTCCCTGAACAACATTCAGGCGGCCAACGTTGTGAAGGTTGACCAGGCTGTCAAAGGAGCTGCCCAATCATACCGGAACCTGGGGACTGCTGCTAAAGCGTCCACTCGTTCCGCAACCAGTGACACTATGGCTCTCACTAAGGCCATGGGTAGTCTGCAAGTCGCCGCCGTCGCTGTGGGTGTCGCGTTCTCCGCTTACAAAGGTCTTGAAGGCCTGCGCGGTGCCGCCGACGATCTACAGATGATTCAGAACAGGCTCAAGCTTGTCAGCGGAAGCACGACTGATCTGATCCAGCGGCAACGTGCTTTGTTCAAGGTCTCTCAAGAGACGCGAACCTCATTCAAAGCGTCCGCAAACACCTTCGTGGACTTCTCACGTAACCTCGGCAAGCTGGGTATCGCAGAGTCCCGCATCATCAAAGTGGTCGGCACGATTCAGAAGTCCGCTGTCCTATCGGGTAGCTCGGCAGAGGCTATTGAAGGTGCCATGACGCAGCTTGGCCAAGGCCTGGCTTCCGGCACCCTTCGTGGTGAAGAACTGAACTCCGTCCTGGAGCAGATGAAGTACCTCGGTCCTGGTCTTGCGAAGTCTCTGGGCATGTCCCTGGGACAACTCCGTAAGTTCGCTGAAGAGGGTAAACTGACGACTGAAGCCGTGTTTGGTGCACTTGAGAAACTTCAAGGCCAAACCGACAAGGATTTTGCCAAATCGACCATTACTGCCACTCAAGCGATGGGCAAACTGAGAGAAGCGACAAAGTACTTCTTTGGTGATGTGGCGTTGTACGCTCGCGTCTCTGAAGGATTCGCCAAGCGCGTCTCCAGTATGGCTGACAACATCGGCGGTGCCAGTGATAAGCTCATCACGAACTACAACCTGGTTCGTCGCTCTGCGAAGAATTACCTGGGGCAGTTCGCTGAAGGGAAGGGATCGACTGTAACGTTTGATTCAATCATACGTCTGGACGTCGATCCTAAGCAAATCGTTTCGACCTTCCGCAACAACATGATCATCAAAGAGACGATCGAGAAGCTTCGGAAGCAGTTCAACCTGGGAGACGTGTTCAAAGCTACTGAGGCTCCCAAGAAGAAACTGGCAGACAGATTTGATGGTGTCTTCCTGGTCAATAGCTATGCCCGTGTGGAGAAAGCGTCGAAGTCGATGCGATCTCAAGTTCACGATGTCATGGACTCCGGCTTTGCTCTGCTATTTGTGCTGCAAAGGCTCGGCAAACGCTTCACGGATATCGCACCGGTCCTCCGGGCACCCATTGAAACGTTCGCCACCACGTTTGTGAGAAGCTATGAAAACACTATGGCCGGTATTGATCGGTCATCGATGAAATTTATGGTGCCCATTCGTAACAACCTGGAGTTCTTCCGGGATTGGAGCACCTTCCTGATTGCTGGTGATAATCGCCTTGGTCGTGCCGTCTCCCGGATGTTCCGTGCTGACAGCTTGGTTGAGTTTAACGATGCTCTCTTTGCGATCGGTGACGGTGTCAATCGAGTGCGCTTTGACTCTCCCAAGCACGCCCTGCTTGAAGTCCGACATGCGTTGATCAACACTATGATTCCGATGCAGTCTTTCTTGATCAGATTGGGTATCCTGGACAACTTCATGTTCGGTATGGCCTCTGTGCGTATTGAGCGCTTCAAGATTGCCATTGGGACCATGGGCAAGGTTCTGCGTACCGTCTACCGTGACGTTCTCGCGCCTACCTTGGAACCCGCGTGGAGGGCCATGAAGGCCAACCTCGCTGCGTTCATCAACCGTTTCCAAGATGCGCTGACTGACCATTTAACCGCCGCAAACGGTAGAATGATCGGTGAGAACCTCGTCAAAGGTATTGTATGGGCGTTCACTGGCTTGTTTGCTATGCTCCGCGCAGTGTTCAGCAGAAACGGCGGTCTGGAGAAATTCTTCAAGACCGGTATGATGGACGGCCTCATCAACACTCTTCGTGAAGGCGGTAACACCTTCCGTAAGTTTGCGAGTGGCTTCTTCAAAGGCATCT